GTTCGTGATTGCCATCAGGTCTCCTTGATTGGTTGGACGCGCTTGAGCGCGTCAGGATCGCCAGCATCCTGCCAGCCGGTCACGATGAGTTCCGTGAGCGGCTGGTGAGGTGCGTACGACCTCAGAACATCAGCCATATGCACTTCATTGGTTGAGCCGAGTTTGAGGTCATAGCAGATGTCATTGAGGAGTTCGCGATTCGTGAAGCGGTAGATGCCGCAGCATACAAGCACTTCGGGAATGCCGCGCGTCCAGCCGCCTTCGGTGGAAGCGTCGTAGTAGTCCCAAATGCGCCACGGCGCCGCAGCTACACCCACCCAGTCGCCCTCCTGCGTCGGCACCTGCGGGAGCAGGGTGTCGGCGAAGAGCACCGTGAGCGCCCCCTCTGGAATCACCGTAGAGGCACTCAGGAGCGCCCCAGACGGGCCGTCTGCCTCAGCGTGAGGAATGACCCCAGTCAGCCACGGAGCGGCGCTTAGAACCGCCTTCTCGTCGTCTGGCCTCACGACCGCATAGGTCGGCTGCTTGCCAGCCGCGCGCCTGTGCCACTCGTGCACCGGCAGCCCTGCCGCCTCCACGAGCAGTTTGTTTGTGCCGCCTAGTCGTGATGCCCTGCCAGCGGCGAGGATGACGATCACGGTCGGCTCTCGTGCGGATGTGTCTCTGAGAGATCATAGTGCCAGGTCGGGCGCTCTACGCAGGTGAACTTTGCGCCAGTTTGTAGCGCCGCCACCCAGAGCAGCCAGTCGTAGCCCTTGACCTGCTTGAAGCCGCCGAGTTCTACGAAGAGATCGGTACGGATCAGCGCGTTGTGGCTGACGACGGAGGTCTGGCGTAGCGCCTCTGCGCTGAACGGCTGGTTGTAGCCGAGCCACGGATTCGCGCCGCTGACATCGCACCACGAGTACGCGACATCCGCTCCGTTCGTCTCTGCCGCCTCTACGAGCGAGGCGAGGTGATCGGGATAGAAGTAGTCGTCATCATCAAGCAGCGCGATCCACTTGCTCTCTGCGGCAAAGCAGAGATCATTCTTCATCGCGGCGCCACCACGCCTCGCGTAGTCGTAGCCAATGAGATGTGCTTGCGGGCGAAGCGTCTGTTGTCGCACGGAGGTGACCGCACGATGCAAAAAGTCCGTGCGCTCAGGCAGTGTCGCCGTGACGACCGTGACGCTCATTTGCGCTTGGCGGCTCGCCGCTGTTCGCGGTTTAGCCCGCCCCCCTTCGGGATCTCAGACTCGATCTGCTTGAGGATCGGACGCCAATGCTCGGCATAGATCTTCTCGGTGCTGTAGTTGGCTGCGAAGGCGATGGCTGCCTCTGAGGTTGCCTTCGCCTTCTCCGCGTCGCCCTTGAGCGCGTAGGACTGCTCAAGCGCATCCTCGATCTCGTCCACATTCGGCGTCATCCACCAGCCGGTCTGCAGCTCATCCCACTCGGGCTGACCGCCGACCTTCCAGCCAGCGCCAACAAGTTCAGGCATCGCCGTCCAGTTCGTGACGATCACAGGGATGCCGCACGCCTGTGCCTCAATCGCGGGGATGCCGAAGCCTTCACCCTTGCTGGGTTGAAGCAGCACATCCGCCATCGTGTAGCACTTGGCGACAACCGCCTGATCAAGACCCTGGCGATATTGGAACTGCGGCACCCAACGCACTCGATCCATCGGGGCGTTGACCGCCTTCAGGAGCCGTTCCAGCTTGGTGCCGTTGGCGAGACCGAACATCTCGGTGTGGAGATATAGGTATGCATCATCGTGCTTCGCCGCGAAGCGGCTCCACGCGAGCAAAAGTTCAGGCCACGCTTTTCGGATTGGGGTCACGCCCTTGTTCGCCTGTGGGCAGATCGTGAGGTGAGCGTCTTCAGGAATATTCAACTCTTTGCGAAGCGTGCTCGCCGTCGGCTTGTAGATATTGGGGTCAATGCTGTGCGGCGCGTAGAAAAGCCGATCACGCTCAATGCCGGCATCAAGCAACTCGCGCTCGCCAAAGCGACTCATTGCGATGGCCCACTTGCCTTTGCCGCGACGGTTGAACCACGCCTTGACCTCTTCGGGCACGATGCTGTGGTCAACGGGCGTCCACGACGCCATTGGGATCTCGTCCCACTGTTGCGATTTATACACCCAGACATCGTAGAGCGAGATGCCAAGCCCTGCGCCATCTTCGGTCGTCTGGCTGATCCAGTTGCCGATCTGCGCTGGCGTGAGGTCATTGCTGTAGGCGTCAAGCCCTTGTCCCATCACAGGGATGCCAGGGCGCCATTCCATCACCGATCCGGCGAAACCATAGTTCGCCATAATCGCGACCTTGTGCCCATCGGCAGCGAGCCGTGGCACAATCTCTGTTGTCTGTGTTCCGTATCCCGTGGGTGCCCACGGCGCGTTAGATGTCCAACCGATTCTCACGGTGCTGCCTCCTCCTGTTATTTGTCCTCCCGCCGAGCCGAAGCCCGACGGGAGGGTTGAGCCTAGATCGCTAGGATCAGGTGTTCGCCGAGACGAGCACCTTGACCGCGTTCAGGTCAGGGATGTTTCCGTCAACACCGTACAGAGTGCGTAGCGCAATCTGGTTTGTGTTGAAGAGGTAGTCGCTTGACGACGCAACCTCAATCGGGAGTTCTCGTACATAGTACGAAGGCTCGTGGATGATGGCAACTGACTTGGACGCCGAAGCGACCGCGGCCATATGCACATTCTCCTTGAGTCGATACCCCATCAGGGTGTCAGGCTGCCCAGCGGCAAGAGCCGGCTGGAAGACGAACTGCCCATTGAGATCCTGCAACTTGCGGAGCTTGCTTACTGCCGTCGTGCTCGCGTGCCAAACAGTGTTGGTGTTGCGGTACGAAGGATTGAGCGCGTACAGAACGGTCGCGAGGTCGAGCGCATCAAAGAAGGTCGCCGTGACGGTGCCTGCCTTTGTTGCGGTGCTCAAGCCCGTTGCCGCAGAGACAAAGCCCTGTGGCTGAACCGTGCCGGTGCCGATGGTCATTGCTGAACCACCGACAAAGGCGATCTGCGCGCCAGCCTGTCGGCCAACCGTGCCGAGGATGTCAAAGCCCGCGTCGCGGACAAGTTCAGCCGACAAAAGTGTCAGGCTGGCGATCTTGTTCGCATAGAGGGTGATTGACGAGATCGTCGGATCGGCTGGGGTGATCGTTGAACCTTCGGTCACGAAAGCGGCTGACTGGTTCGCCGTCACGCGTGGCAGAGTGATCTGCTCGCCCGTGGTCGTGCGAAGTTTCGTCGCCCCGTCGTAGATCGGGTTGCCCTCAGTCAACGCGACGACAACGAAGTCGGCGAATGTGACTGGGACGGTTGCGGATGCTGATGCAAGAGCGCGGATCTCAAACTGAGCGCGTCGCTTCTCGCCGGTGGCGATTGCCCGAAGGACATCGCTATCGTTGTCAGCCTTGACTGCATTCTCAACCTTGAGTGCGCGCTCTGCGAGTGCGCCGATCTTCTCACTGCGCTCTTCAGCGGCAGCGACCTGATCCATCTTGGCCTTGCGTGCAGACATTGAATCGTTCAGGCTCGTCCAACGAGCCTCTTCCTCTGCGGAAAGTTCGCGCTTCTCGTCAGCCGCACGATTGAGGAGAGACTTAGCCTCTTCCCAATCGTTTCGGTACTGCTCGTGAAGCGTCTTGGTGATGTCAGACATTTGGTCTAACTCCTTACGCTATCTGGTTTGGGGTTGATTGCGTCATCGGTGGTGCGTCCAGCGGTGGTGCCGTGAGGCCCTCGCGCTGCGCCCTAGCGAATCTGCTGTTCCAGTCTGGCAAGTGCCAACTGGCGCTCACGAACGGAGAGAGGTACGAGCCGATCGTCGGCTTCCTCTGGCTCCGTTGTAGTCTCAGGTTTAGGTCGCAGATCAGGACTGATCTTGCGGATTGCGAGGTCAAGCGTTGCGGCTGAATCCGCATCGGGTGCTCCCGCGAGGAGTGAGTCAAAGGCACGCATCAGCGTAGAGGCGTCAATCTCGGTGCGCTCAGAGAGCGAGCGGACTGCGCCCAAGCCGATGGTGGCTGGATAGGCTGGCTGGTTGCCGGTCAGGAGGCTGACTTCGTGCAAGCGGATGTTCCGCAGCTCACGAACGCCGTTGTCGTCGTAGGCATCGCCCTTGTTCGGCACGGAAAACCCGAAGGACATCCCCATCGCCGCACCGTCTCGGCGCAGCATTGCGGCGAGGTCGGAGGCGAAGGTCACCTCTGGGTTGAGGGAGACGCGCACCTTGAGGCCGCGATCATCCTCTTCAAGATCTAGTGTGCCGGTCTTGGTTGAGCAAATACTTAGGATCGTGATCCTGAAGCGCCTTGACTTCCCAATCGCCACGCTCGGCGGCAGCCACGCTCTTTGAGAACGCGCCTGGCTTGATGATCTCCCGCGTGCTCAGCCCTTCGGCCTCGGAGTTGAAGATGGCGGCATAACCCGTGAAGGTGTGCCCGTCCTCGCCTTCCGCGCGGATCTCCGTCTGGAACTGTCGGTACTCGATTGCCATCTTCGGTTTCTCCTTACGCTCGGCGTTTTGGACGATGTTGTCCGCCCACCGCTTACCCGCGTCGCCGCCCCATAGCGCCCACGCGATCCTGCCAGCGGACGGATAGCCGTCTTCGCCGGGGTTGAATCCTTGACCTTGCTTGTCTACTTCGTGTCGTGCAAAGAACGAG